ATCTTCGATTGTCATGAATCACTCCTGGTGGAGCCAAACTCCACCATTTCGATGGTCTCAATGTCGATGCTGATCTGACTGCAGACCCGAAGCCCCACGTCGAACCCGGCCCGATACTCGGCCTGCGTCTCGTCGAGGATCAGAGACCGGTCCTGCACCGGCTCGATCCGCGCGACGACGATGCCCCGGGCCTTCAGCCCGTCGCGGCCATCCAGCGCGAACCATCGCCGCGCGCGCATGACCGCCTCATAGCACCCCTGCTGGGTGCCGGCGACGGCCGTGAGACTCCAGACGATCGTCGGGTATTCGGTGCGCTGTTTCCGGCTCCAGTTCTCCGGGGCGCCGGGCTCTTCCCCCTCCTCCGCCGGCGGGACCTTCACGACATCCGAATACTCGATGGCCGGCGGAGCGGCCTGCGGGATGTAAGGCGAGGTGATAGTGTAGGCGAGGAAGGGTTTCGCCGGCCGGGGGCCGTCGTCGTTCGGGACGACCGGCATCGTCAGGTACTGGTAGAGCCGCCCGACCAGCCAGTTGCGGAGCCCGATCACGTCGTACATCAGGTGTTCCCCTCCTCGATGTGGCGGGCGAAGTAGACCCGGAACCCGCCGTTCGGGCACTGGAGATAGACCTTGACGTCCTGCCGGGTGTAGGTCCCGCCGACGTCGTACTTGAGGTCGCTCTTGGAGAGCGGGAGGACGATAGCTTCCTTCTCCGTCTCCGTCGGCTCCCCGGGGACCCAGATGCCGCCCTGCTCCCAGTCGCGATATCCTTCGCCCGGGAGACGGAACGTGTAGGTCCCGCCCCACATCGCGAAGACGGGATCCCAGACGAAGTGGCCGTCGTGCGGGAGGACCTCTTTGAGTTCGTAGTCTTGCCCGTGCCAGGTCACCATCGCGCCGATCATTTCGCCCCCACGACCCGCCAGGTTATCGCGTCTTTTAGCTGCCCGGTATCGATCAGCGGGTTGCTGCTGCCCTTGCGAGCAATGGTGCTCGGAGCGTTCGGCGGGGTTTTCAGGTCAACCATGTACGCCTGAATATGCGTCACGACGTAGCCGCCGATCGTCTCCAGAGCCGCACGGCCACTGATCTTGCCCTCAACGACCTGACCGATCAGGCGTTCCATCGTGGCCTGGAGCGCGTCGACGTTCTCGTCGAACCATGCTCGGAGGTACGATCGCTCGGGGATGATGACCCACCCCCCGGGGTTCTCATCATCGAGGTTCCCGAACCGCGCCTGGCGTTTCGGGATCTTGGCCCCGAACTCGTTCGCGGCGGCGATCACAAGCATCGGGGCGCCATCTTCACGTTTGGCGTCAGCGAAGATCCCGATATGCACCTTGTGCGTGGCGAGGTAATTGAGTTCCCTCACTAGATCAGGGATCCGGTTGAACTTGTCCCCTGTCGTCACCGGAAGACCCTCCGGTGCTTCTGGATGATCCGCCGCATCGAGGCCGGCATCCCGTCGGTCTTGAACGAGACCGACATATCCGAGACAGACTGGCTCGCGATGTTCGGGTCATGCCCGTGGTGCTGCATCAGGTACGGGAGGAGGATGTGCTCGATGTCCGGCGGGAGGCCGTCGGCGAACGAGCGGTTACACTCGCTCTCAATCAGCGCGATGTACGCCAGCCGGAGCGCCTCCTCAGTCGGCATCAGGCCCCCGGATTACCAGATACTTGTAGTCGTTCTTATAGCGGTGAGCGTTCCAGTAGGGCAGAGGGACGACCTGGATCGGGATTGTCGTCGGGATCTCCTCAATGGCTGCGGCGAGGTCGTCGACTGTGTCGTAAGTATCTGTCGCGTAGTTTGCTGTCATCGTCTCCTCTGTCTCTGGTTCTCCTTCAGCCGCCGGTCTTTCGGGGTCCTCTTACTTGGTTTACCGCCCATCCCGATCACCCCTATCCGGCGGCCGGCAGACTCAGTACAAATGCCTGGATCTCGCCCGCGCCGCCGGCGGTGGGCACTATGTTCAGCGCCTTGGTCGCAGCGAGCACACCTGCCCCGGTGAGCACGGTGTCGGCTGCTGTATCCGGAGGCACGGCGAGCATCTCGGTGCCGCCAGCGTCCTGGATCGAGAACGCCGCGCCCCCGGCCAGCGAGACCTTGACCAGCACCATGACCAGGCACGCACGGTCCTCGGCGGGGTCGGCGGCCAGTAACTCGACGGCGCTGCCGGCATCCTGTGCCACGGTCTGGGTCGCCCCAAAACCTGCAGCGATCACGGCTGCGAGATTTGCGTCGCTGGCGAGCATGGCGCTAGTGACTTTTCCGGCTCCGATCGCCGTGACTCCGGCGTTCGTAATGGTGACATCGCCCGTGACTGCAACGCTCTTCAGATCCGTTCCATCTCCAATCAGGATCATTCCGTCCCCGGAGGCATCCAAGTCAGTCGGGGCGTCGTTGGCGCCACCTACTTTCACCGACCCCTGGGTGATGTTCGCGAGCTTGTCGTTGGTGACCGCGTCGTCGGTGAGCTGAGTGGTGTCTACACTCCCAGCCTTGACCTGGAGCGTGTCGCCGGAGATCTCAATGGTGGCGTCGTCGACCTTGACCTCGATCGCATTTGTCCCCGTGTTGAGGCCTATGCCGTTGCCGGCAACGTCGGCGTTGAGCGCCACTGCGGTGACTGCACCGGCTCCGATCTTGCCTGCCGTCACAGCACCGTCGGCGATCTTCGGGGCAGTGACGTTCTCATCGGCCAGGTGGGTGGTCGTGATGTTCTGCGCGGGAATCTTCGCGCCAGTAACAGCTCCGTCAGCCAGCTTAGCCGTGGTAACTGCGTTTGCGGCGATCTTGTCCCCGGTGACTGCACCGTCCTGGATCTTTGCAGTGATTATCGAGTCGTTCTCGACCACGGCTGCGGGGGACAGCGTCTTGCTGTTCACCCCGTCGTGGTCGTGCCCGTTCTCCGGGTCAAAGAGCGCCTCGAAAAAGGGTCGGAAGATCCGCCGGAGCGGGGTCTTCCCAAACTTGTCCTCAAGCCCCATCGTGTGTCAGCCCCCGGGGTTACTCCAACTTGTGCTTGAACGCAACAATCCGGACGTTCTTCGCCTCGTAGACCCTTGTCCAGTTCGCGCCATTCGCGAGGTCAGTGTTTGAGGGGTTCTTGGGAGTGGTCTGCGTGACAACCGCGTCCTTCCAGGCGACGCCGCGCGGGTGAAGGATGAAGTGCTGCCGATTGATGAGGTAGTCGACCCCGCCCAGCTGGTTCCGGCCGACCTCCGTCGCCACCGGCGGCATCGCGTTCCCGAGCCCGATCGCGCCCTGCCCGAATAGGTAGGAGGTGTACACCCCGTTCGCGACGGGGGCCTTGTCATCGACAATGACGCGCTTCCCCATATAGGTCGGGATAGTGGGCTTCCCCTCGCTGTCGGGGGCGAACTCGATCAGGTCCTGTTTCCGCAGGCTGGCGAGCGTGGCGGAGTGGACCATGACTCCTGTAAGCTTCGACTCGGCGTCCCCGAGACAATATGAGGCGTCGATGAACGTCTCTGCCGTCCACGTGCTCTCGTCTGCCTCGGAGACGTCATGGGTGTTGTCCGCCATCGAGCCGTCGGATGCGGCGAAGACCCCCTGAAGGATCGCAAGCAGGGTCGCCTGCCGGCGTCGCGCCCAATAGTCAGCCACGAGGTTGGCGACCGCGCCCATCGGGTCGTCGCCGGAGAGAGCTTTGGCGAGATCGGTCGCGGCCCATGCCCGGCCGCGCATCAGAAGCACGGCCTGATCCTGCTTTGCCTCGATCTTCGCCGGGGTCAGGTCGCCGGCGTCCGAGAGCAGCTCGTCTTCGCCGGCGAGGTCCTGCCAGTACGGCATGCTGATGAGCCGGCCGCCCCCTGACGCGAGTTTGTCGAGCTCCGGGCTGGTCTCGATAATCCCGCTCTGCACCAGAGCGCTCAGTTCTGCCGTGCGTTCGATGACGTACGGATTGAATACTTCCGGGACGATAACGTCCGCTACTTTCGTGTAGGTCATTGTAGGCTTACCTCACCCCAGCCTCCGCCTTGAGTTTGGCTGCGAGGTCTGGATCTTTGCGAATGATCTCACCCTGTTTCGTGAGGTTCCAGGTTTCCCGCTTCCATGGGTTCTCCTGGATCTGCGGCTGCTTCCCAGTGCCCTCAGGCGTCCTCCCCTTCAGTTCGACACCGAAGAGATACGGGTCGCTCTCCTTGAGCTTCTCGATCTGTGCCTCAAACCCGAGCAGGTTCCCGTTGTCATCGAGCGAGATCTTCGACGTATCCAGCAGCGCCATGACTGCCTTGACATTCCGGGCGTCGGCTTTGGCGACCGCACGCTCGACCGCGAAGGCGAACCGCTGCTCCTTGAGCTGTTTCTCGTAGTCCTCCGCGGCCTGCTTGTTCTTGGCCTGGAGTTCGGCGATCTGCGCCTTCAGAACTTCGTTGTCCTTCGCTCCGGCCTTCAGGTCCGCGAGCTGAGCGTCGCGCTCCTCGACCAGCTCTTTGTAGCGGTTCCGTTCGGCGATCACTTCGTCGAGGCGGCGTTTCGGGATCATCGGATCGTTGGGGTCCACGACAATGATCTCCGTGCCTCCGAGCTTTTCCTTGACCTGGTCGTACAGGTCCTCTCCGAGTAATTCTTTGAGGGTCTTTGGCATCTGCTGGCTCCTTTCCGCTGTTTCGCTTTTTTACGTGGTCGCGCCCACGAAAACAGGCCCGATCGCGCCTCGGGCATGGCGCTACAGTAGTATAGGAATCTGAATTTAAAAATAGGGGGTAAAATGACGGTTTTGACAGTATTGACAGTTTAGACTACTTGCACTCCATCAATTGTCATCAAGATCATCTCGATCTCGGTGTTCCCTCCGCTAACGCCCTTCGCTGTGAAGATAGCATGCACATCGTAACCCCTCCCATCGGCCGCCCGGTATACCGTCCCCCCGATCCGGTAGACCCGGGTATCCTCGCCGATTTTCCCCGGAGTCCCAAACCGGAGGCTGTGGTCCTCGACATCCGGCAGGAGTTTGTAGCCGATGTGCTGCTCGGCGTACTTGACTGTGTCCTCCTTCACCCACTGTTCTTCGGCGTGTGTCGACGTGCAGCCGGCGGCCATCGTGATTGCCAGCAACAGGGGCAACATGATCCATGCGGTCTTCTTCATGACCCTACCTCAATGACCATCACACACCGGCAGTTTATATCATCTTCGGCCGTTCCTAGGGCTCCTGGGTGCGGGCCGACCCCTCCGGTGAGGTCGTTCACGAAATCCTCATCGTAGGGGATAGCGTTCTCCTTGCTGTACTTCCGGCCCATATGGCGGTGCCCGGAGCGCACCCTCTCGTCGTCGCTGTCCTTCCACCATTTCCGGAGTTCGACGCCCTGCCGGGCAGCGTGGTCGAGCGACGCCTTTTTCCCTGCCTCCATGCATCGGTGCCCCTCGGTCCGGACGATCCGATTGGCCTTGCCTGCATCGATCTCCAGGGCTGTCTGGAGTCGGTCGGCGATGTCCCGGTAGCGGTCACCTCTGACCAGCCCCCGGGTCATCTCCTGCCGGATTGTGGTGATCGTCTCGTAGCGCCGGACCGCCAGCCGCTCGTTCAGGGTGAGCCCGCTGATCGGGTTCTGCAGGATCGCGGCGACGGTCTCGGGTTTCAGGATCCCCCTGATCGTGCGACCGGCAGCCCCTTCCAGCGCCCCCCGGGTGCCCTCAAATGAGGTAGTGACGGTCTTCCGGAGCCCGGTCCTGATCTCGCCCGCGACGAGCCCGGAGTACTTCCGGGTGATCTCCTCGATATCTGCGTTCAGGGCGTCGATACGCCCATACCGCACCATCTGCGAGTATGTCAGGGTCCCATCGGCGAGCGAGTAGCGATCGTATGTCCGCTGGAGAACCGCCAGGATCTCTCGGAGCATCTGCCCGTACTGCCGGCCGACATCCCGCTCGGCAACCCGGATTAGTCTGACTATCTGCTTGTCGAGCTTAAGAAACGCCTTTTCCATAGTCTTCCATCTCCATCGCCCGCCGGGTCAGCCAGGCATAGAACCACTCATGCCAGAAGGGGACGCCAACCGAGTCGCCGAACCAGCGCCACACTGCCCACAGGAGCCGGTCCCGGAGCGCCTCGGTCTTGAAGGAGAGGGTGAGGTGGGGCATGATTACACCCCCGCTTCCGGCTGCTCGCCCTCACTCTCCTGCTCATCGCCCTCCTGCAGGTACCTGGAGAGATCTATCTTGCTCTCCTGCTCAGCCTGCAGCCGCGTCATCTCGGCCTGCGCATCATCCACCCAGGGGTGGTGGGCGACGATGGTCTCCTGCGAGATTATCCCCATGCTCGAGGCGGCGATCTGCGAGAGTTCGAGGTCGTTGATGAGCAGGGACTTGTTGTACGTGATCTTCACGCCATGCGGATCGAAAGTACCAGCTCCTTTTATCTCCAGGTACTTGGCAGCGAACCAGCAGAACTTCTTGATGGCGACTGAGAACCGGCGCGCCATAATGTCGCTCTTCAGGTCTAGGAGGGAGTAGAGGAACTTGAGCGCGATCCCGCTCGGCGCCGCCCCGAACTTGTCGGTCTTGACATTGACCCCCTGCCCGAAGAGGAAGATGTTCTCCTCCAGGCGGTCCAGGGCAGAATCGATCGCGGTGATCGGCGGGTCGGCGCTGAGCGTCTCGACGCCAGCGCCGGCTTCCGGGTCCACCTGGATCGCCCGGTAGTACCGGAGGTTCTGCAGGAACTCCGCGAGACTCTGCCCCCCATAGCCCTTGAGTACGAATAACAATTTCTGGACGTCTGTCAGGTCATTGGCGAGATCGCTGACGATGATGTCATAGACGTCGATCTGTTCTTTGTAATACTTCAGGTCGGCGAAACGATCTACGTTGTTCGCGAACTCGACGAATGGAACCTGCCCCCACCCCATCGGAACCCCATTCATGAGGAAATGGCCGTCCTCGGACTCGAGTTTATAAGTCCCCCCCTCTGCCTCGATGTAGGTCGAGACGCCCTCGGCAGTCCACCACTCCGCCCGGGTCTTCGTCTTCCCGCCGACCACGGCCGGGTAGTACCGGAGCATGGCGACGAGCTCTTCCTCGTAGTCGGTCTCGTAGACTGGGATGCACTGTTCCGCCGGGATGATGATGTACCGGAAATTGCCCCCCGCGTCGATGTACGGCATGAGCCATTCGGTGCCCTTGTTGCTGGCGTTCTTCGCGAGTTCCTGCAGCCGGTCGTCCCAGGTCTCGTCCAGGAGGGCGTTGAGCTGTTCGGCGAACTGTTCATCTTCGGCGCTGATCACCGGGGGGCGGCCGAGGAGGTAGGCGACCTTCTGATCGACCAGGAGTTTGTGCCAGTTGTGCGAGACTCGATGATTCGTGGCCTCGGTATCGATCTTCTTCTGCCCGCCCTCGTAGTACCAGATCTGCCGGTCCTTGATGTGAGTATCGTTGTTGTAGTAGTCCACCCCAACGAGCATGAGAGATGGGTCATGCTTCGCGATCAGATCGG